CCTGAGTGTGTTTGGCACCTTGCTTGAGTCGGTGCTCTTGAAGCGCCAAGAAGAAATTGAGTGACCAGCTGATTGCGGCGTTAAAAGACCCCGCTATCCAGAAGAAGTATCTGAATCTTGACCCTGTCACGAAGGCGACGTTTGATTGGCGTGCAAAGTGGTTAGCTACGGCGCACACGCATCAGGTAGAGCCACCGGGCGAGTGGTGGTCGATCTGGCTGCTGTTGGCTGGTCGTGGCGCTGGTAAGACAAGGACGGCTGCGGAGACGATCAGTTGGTGGGCATGGACGCAGCCAAACACTCGCTGGCTAGTGTCTGCACCTACCTCTGCTGACGTGAGGACAACCTGCTTTGAAGGTGACTCAGGCTTGATCAATATCATTCCGAAAGAGATCATCGCCGACTATAACAAGTCTTACCATGAAATTAGATTGACGAATGGCTCATTGATCAAGGGTATCCCCGCGTCAGAGCCTGAGCGATTCCGCGGTGGCCAGTATCACGGCGCATGGTTGGATGAGCTGGCCGCTTGGGATTACCTTCAGGATGCATGGGATCAGATCCAGTTCTGCGTTCGCTTGGGTAAGAAGACGAGGATCATTGCGACCACCACGCCACGCCCGAAAGACTTGATCGTGGATTTGGTTCAGAGGGAAGGCGATGACGTCCACCTGACGACGGCCTCGACCTATTCCAATCTGGCTAACCTGTCGCCGACATTCCAGAAGCAGATCCTGAGTTATGAGGGTACCAAGCTTGGCAGGCAGGAAATCTACGCCGAGCTGCTCGATCCTGAAGAATCGGGGATTGTGAAGAGGAATATGTTCAGACTGTGGGAGCAGCATATGCCGCTGCCCAAGTTTGAGTACATCCTGCAATCCTATGACGTGGCGACCTCAGAGAAGACGCACAATGATCCGACGGCCTGTACTGTCTGGGGCGTGTTCAAGCCATTGGATCGACCGATGTCGGTCATGGTGATTGATTGCTGGCAGGATAGGCTGCAATACCCTGACCTGAGACCCAAGGTGCTGGAGGAGTACACAAACTCCTATGGAGAGGAGAAAGAAGGCAAGCGGGTTGATCTGGTGCTGGTGGAGGACAAGTCAGCCGGGATTAGCTTGATTCAGGATCTGCAGCGTGCCAATGTGTTTGTAAGGGCGTACAATCCCGGTAAAGCGGACAAGCTTCAAAGGCTCAATATTGTCTCAAACATTATCGCAGCCGGGCGGGTTTACCTGCCTGAGTCGACGCAGCGCAAGGGTTATGTCAGGGATTGGGTTGAGCCATTTGTGAGCCAGATCTGTTCGTTCCCTGATACGACGCACGACGATTATGTGGATTCCTGTACGCAGGCGCTCAGATATCTGAGAGACGTTGGATTTTTGGACATTGATCCGCAACAGGAGTATGATGACTACGATGAAGACCGTCCAAAGCGGTCAAACCCCTATGCTCAGTAGGTAAATCATGCCTAAATACACATTGCCTCCTCTGCAATCAATACTTCCTGTTGCGGAAAAGGCAAAAGGAGCCGCTCCTGAAATAATGACTCGTAGCGGATTATCCGACCTTTCTAATTACATACTGGGCAGAGAAGGCACATACGGCGCTCAGCGTGTTGAGCGTGCGGCTGATGAGATACCTAATCTTGAAAAACTGTACACGCAAGAAGCGTTACGCAGGGCATTTAGCGGGGACAATGCTCGTGCATTGATGACGATGAAGCCGTCTGACTTTGAGAAATATGCCGCCCCGTTAGAAAGTAATCTGTCTGATGAAAGCGTAAAAAACATTTCTGACTTGATCAATGTACAGAAAAACGGTGGATTTTCTGATGTGCCATTTCTTATGGTAAACAAAGAACAACAAGGATTAGAATCTTTTCCTTGGGTAACGAGTCATGAAGGTCGTCATCGCAATAGAGCTATGGATGCGGCTGGTGAGCAGGCTGGCTTAGTGCAATTCTTGCCTAGAGCCGAATTGCGTGAACCGTTTCCTCGCAGATCGCAAGAACAATACATTGAAGCGATCAGAAAAGAGATGGATTTGTCTGGGAACAGAATAAAGCCTGAAGCCTATTATTTAAATGATCTTGATGACCAGCCATTTCGACGTCCCTCAGTAAAATTGCCCGATCTATACGCCGAAGGCGGCTTAATCACCGACCAGCAAACTCCAGCGGTTGAGGCGATCAAGGATACCGTGCGCGATCCACAGGCGGCTAGGATGCTTGACATGGATCTGGCACGACTGGCGGTCATGAATCCGCCACAGCGTATGGCAAGTGGTGGCGCAGTCAATCACATGGATATGCGACGTGTTCACATGGCGGATGGAGGATTATTGACCCGCCTGCTCCACGGAAGCCCAACGAAGATTAAACCAGAGGTAGGTCGATTCATTGATACGACGACTCAAAAGGGTTACGCATTGAAACGAGCAGCGGACAAGATGGACATCTACGGTCAGCAAGGGCCGGGCTACCTCAACCAGTTTGACGTCCCGTCAGAAAAGCTGATCAGGTTCGATACGCAATTCACGCCAGACCAAATCACCCAGATGCGTAAGACGTGGAGCAAGATCCCAGCGGACACGACAAGCTTGATGGGTGAAGACCTGTACGACTTGGCTACCCAGCATGGGGTGGGCCACGACACATTGATGCCGCATATCGCCAAGTCAATCGACTACGCAGGATATCAGCGATTACCTACTGGCACCGGCGGAAAGGACGAATGGTTCAGGATCACTAACCCTGATTACTTACAGCGTGTCAGGAATGAGGCGCATGGAGGAGTGGTGCGTATGGCTGGTGGTGGTGATGCACTCAAAGCGGTAATGGGTGCGCTCAATGTATTGCCTAAAGCAGAACGTGAAGCAAATCTGGCTAAGTTCCTTGAGAACAGTGCGGTCAAGGATAGGCTGTATCACGGAACCACTTCCGACATTACTCAGTTTGATCCCAACAAATCAAGGTCAAAGACTGGCAACATAAATGCTGTGCTAGGCACATTCATGTCAGATAACCCCGCTGAGGCAAATAGATATGCATCAGAGTGGGGTGCGACAGGCGGTAATGTTATGCCTGTGTATACTTCATTAAAGAATCCTTATCATGCCTCATACAAGGAAATGGATGACCTTGCAATGGGTACATACAGGAGAATGTTGCAGGATCCTGAGTTTGATCCAAACAAAACTTACAAAGGTTTTGATAAAGAAGGTCAGCGTAAAACATTTGAAATGATAGAGAAGCATGAACCAGCGGCGATACAGGATGCTCATGATTTTAAAAACAAATTGATTGAATCTGGACATGATGGGATTATTTGGAATCTAAACGGCAACAGAGAAATAATTGCGTTTGACCCCAAGCAAATCAAATCCGCTACTAGCAACGTAGGCACATACGACACAACCAATCCTGACATTACAAAAGCTCATGGCGGCGCAGTCCACATGGCAGACGGTGGACAAGCAGAGATGCCATACGGTGGCGTATCATTAGAAAACCTACCAGAGCGCAACGCATTTAGCCTGAACAGTAAGCCAGCATCACAGGCATACTCAGGATATGACGTACCGCAAATAGATGCATCAGGTAAGCCGATGGCATTACCGAAGACCAGCTATGACATGAAGCTAGAGATGCTGAACAATGATCTGGCTAAAGGTATCAAGCCCGATTGGATGTCATTTGAAGACTTTGCACAAGATCAAGTATCCCGTGGCCGTGGTACTGGTCACATTCTTCCTGCGGTAATGAAGGCGATGTCGTTCCCATATGAGATGGCAGAAAAAGCGATTGGCTCGTCGATGGGGATTGACCCGATGATGGGGATGGTCGGCAAGACGGGCGAGTTACACGCAGTTCCGGGTGCCGCTAGGTACATGGCTAGTCGTGCATTGCCAGAGATCAAAGATACTGCGGCGATGGCGGCTGATCTTTATATGCAAGGCAAAATGCCCGGCATGGTTGCGCCTGCTTCGTATGCTGCGCCACCTACATCAGGTGGTAAGTTATTAACTCCAGTTGAAATTGCTCATCAAACAGCACAACGTAATGCGGCATTACCTATTGAACAAGGCGGGTTGGGATTGCACCCAGAGAATACGGCGATGGATCGTGCTAAAGCTATGGGTATTGATACTGATGTTTATCATGGCTCAAAACAAAATATTGAGGGAGGATTTGAACCGGGTTATGACGATAACTTAGCGTTTGTCACACAAAATCCTGAATTTGCTAATAAATGGATCGGCAAAGGAAAATATAATGAAAGAGCTGGGGAAGAAGCCAAAGCAGAATTAAAATCTGCTGAAGATAAATATCGTCAAATAAAATCAAAACATATGGACTATGACACCCTTAATAATTTAGAGGGTGATGAATTTACCAAAGAATATGATAGAAGAAATGCTTTAGCAAAAGCAGAACAACAAAAAGAATTTGGTATGACTGGATATCCTACTATACACAATACTGTATATCCAATGAAAGTTCGTGCAAACAAAACATTTAATCCAGAAACAGATATGCACGTTATGCAAGATTATTTTGATGAAAATAAAATACCGCAAAAAGTTATTGATTTATATAAATCAGGTAATTACATGATGTATGAAACAAAACCAGTTGTTGAGTATCTGAAGAAAAAAGGTTATGACTCGATGAGGTTGCGTGAATCTACTGGTGATGATTACCCAACAATTGCAGTATTTGATCCCGCTCATATTCGTTCACGTTTTGCTGCGTTTGATCCAATGCTTCAACATGAAAGTGGCTTGTTAAAAGCCAAAGGCGGCAAGGTATCATTCGCTGGCGACCTCGACGCAATGCGTCACGAATTAACAAAGGCTAAATGATGGCTACAGAATATCCGATCCCACAAGACTTTGGTCGCTTTATCGCTCCTGAATCAGATGGTGATAATGAGTTTGATGATGTTGCTGAGATTGATCTGTTTGACGAAGATGTCCAAGAGATGGATGATGGATCAGCGATTGTGCGGTTCGACAAAGACTTGATGGGGCCAGAAGAGTCGCCAGACTTCTATGAGAACTTGGCTGACAGGATTGATAGCTGGGAACTAAGCAGCGTAGCGCTGAAGTACCTTGAGCTAGTAGAGAAGGATAAGCAAGCCCGTGAAGAACGAGACAAACAATACGAAGAAGGACTTCGTCGGACTGGACTCGGACACGATGCTCCCGGTGGTGCGACCTTCATGGGGGCATCCAAAGTTGTACACCCCGTCATGGCAGAAGGCTGTGTTGACTTCGCTGCTAGAGCGATCAAGGAGCTATTTCCACCAGACGGGCCAGTCCGATCCAAGATCATCGGAGAAGTAGACGAGCAGAAGACCACGATTGCCGAACGCAAGCGTGACTACATGAACTTCCAGCTCACCGAGCAGATCGAAGAGTACCGTGACGAGGAAGAGCAGATGCTCACCCAGCTACCACTAGGTGGCTCACAGTACATGAAGATCTGGTACGACGAGCAGAAGGAGCGTCCATGCGCTGAGTTTTTGCCGATTGATAACGTGTACCTGCCGTTTGCTGCAGCTAACTTCTACACGGCTTCCCGTGTGACTGAGGTCAACGACATCACCGAGGAAGAGTTTGAGATCCGTGTTGACTCAGGCTTGTACCGTGATATCTCA